GCAGAAATCTTTGTACCGTCCAGACGGCGCACATCGAATGCACCCGAGGAGCGTCTGCCAAAAATAAAGCCGACTTCCCCTTTGCACAGCACCTTGTCAAAGAGCCTGAAGCCGTGCACTAGGTACGGAGCCTGATGGCGCTTGCGCACACCGCCTTTGAGAATCGTCAGCTTGTGGATCTGGCGATTGTGGCGGCGCGTCTGTTTCTGAGTTAGAAGTCGTTGATTGTTCTGCCCGGATTGAAAACGCCCTGGTCAAACGGCAACAGGTCAGACCCTTCAAATCCAAAGATTTTTTCATCCGGATAGATGATGAGAAAATTTGTCATCACGCCTGCCGGGCGATTCAAAAGCCCGTACGTCTGCAAAATCATGGCCTGTAAATCACTGATAGACCCGATGACTACAATGCTTTGGAGGGCCATTTTTTGATAGTCGACGACAAATACCCGCGTGCTCGTGAGCAGGGAAAGCATTCGATTCATCGTTGCGCACGTCGAATCCGACACGTTGCAGACCGCGCGATACATCAGCAGGAAACGAAAATAGTCGTCATCGAACCGGACATATTTGTCTTTGACCTTAATATAGCGATCAATGCCGATGCGCTTGCCCCACCAGTCGAGAAAAACGCCCTTCGCAGTCTGAACGTCGGCAACCTGCACAGCGATATCATCGAGCTGGTCGGTCGCGTCTATCTCGTCCTGCAAAATCTTTCCGACGGCATTCATGCGCGGGGCGTGAGCGTACTGGCTTTGCATGGCCACAGACGCGCGACTTGTCACGTCGGCCATTTCGCGCACGTCTTCGGCAGCTTCGAAGTTCTGCCAAGTCTGTGAATCGCTCATAGCTAGCCTCCGAAAGTCAGGGTAATCGTTTCAGGCGAGATTGTCGGCGACTCGTTCGCAGGCACCTCAACCGACGCCCCTAATGCGCCTTCGTTCAGACCCACCGTGATGGCCTTGACAGGCGAGGTCGTAACGGCCATCACGCATCTATAAAAGCGAGAGGCGTAAACCGTGCTCGCGAGAGTCACGCGCGAGTTATCCAGCTCGCCTAGGAAGTCTTTAACAATGGCCTCCTTAACAGCGGTTTGCGTCTCGGCAATCATGTCGGCGCTGAAAAACTCGACCTTAACGCGGAAGTCGACTGCCGTCGGGCGGACAATGCGATACGTATACAAGGCGTTAAAGTGCTCTTTGTCGACGTGCTTGACTTCTGTCTCGCCGTTCGTGCCGCATCCCCCGGACTTGCGTTCAAAGATCACACGGGCAATGTCAGTATCCTCGCCGCCCACGAGGCACACGGCAATGGAATGTGGCTCAAGCTCAATGGCGTACATCGTCTTTTTCAGGTTCGTGTAGTTCTCTAAAACGACACAATCGAGAACGCCTTCGAGCTGCGACAAATTGGCCTGAATGTTCGCGACGGTGCCGTTGGCGTTCATCGCGTAGGACTCTTTCATGCGGTTTCGCAATTCGCCATCCGGCTCAATGTCTCGCCCCGTGGCGCCTGCGGCGGCATTGTTGACCGTATCCCAGCCCGCGACAACAGTCACGATCTTCGTCACGGTTTCCGCGCCGATTTCAATCGGCCCGTGCTCGACCGTTGCAAAGGTCGTTTCCAGCGTGCCCGCGTCACCGATGGCGGCACCCCCCACGGCAATGTGGCGCAGTTTGTTTCCGTTCGCATCCTCAACGATTGCCCCATACGGAATCACCGTCCCGCGCAGGCCCGTGCACGTGCAGACGACAACTGTCGGCTCGGATACTTTGCGCTCTAACCCGTAAAGGTTCGCCAGTGCGTCAAGAAAGATGCCATGCGCGACGTCCGGATTGTATTGATTCGCTAAGAATCCAACCTCGGAATTTTTGGCCTCAACCTCTGCCGTCGTCAGGTCAACGATCTGCCCGAGCGGCGAAGTTGAATCGACGTTGACCTGGTCGCCGTTGGCGGCGGCAGGCATCGCGTCCTGCACGGCCCGCGCCAAATCATCGCGCACTTCACGCGTCGACGGAACCACTACCCCCGTTTTCTGATTAAATGTAACTTGTGCCATGGCCGTACTCGGTTTCGATTTCAATTGTCCCGCGCAGGGTTCTTTCTTTCTTGTTCAACACTTCAAGGTGGATCGCCGTTACCGCCAGCACGCCCGGCACGCTCAGAGCGGCCCGGCGCAATCGGTCGGTGACAACCGCAACTTGCAGAGGCTTGCTGAGCTGATCCGTGAACCAGTCTATTCCCTCGTCGTAGCGAAAGTATGCATCGTGAAGGAACAACCGGCATTCATTGCTGACGTTCTGACAGATCGCGTCAACTTGGTCAAGCATCTTCAAATTGCCATTAGCGTCAAACTGCAAGTCCCAGTCTGAAGAAAGCCCCAAAGTCTTCTGAGTGTGCATCTCGTCCCCTTAATGCGGCCCTGACGTTTCGCCGTGCACGCCTTGATGGCGATGGCTCTTAAGGCTGATGCCGCTCGCCGTAACATCATCAGAAACCTTAATCGAACCCTGAAATGTAGCAGTAGCGCCCCCGGTGCCGCCCGTAATACTCATGCCGGACGTGCCGGAGATATGGCCCGTGACCGTCAGATTCTTTTGAATCGCGACGTTGCCCGTGAATGTGCTCTGAGGGCTGTCAACTGTCAGCGAACTCGATGCATTCACTTTGGCGGTCTTCGTCACAACTGTGGCCGAGTCCTTCGCATTCACCGTGACGGTCTCGCAGTCCACGATCACCGTCGGACTTTCTAAGTGATGCTGCTTCGGGGCGACGACATGGATCGTCCCTTTCTCTTCGATGTGAATGAAGGTCTTCGGCACCTGCCCCCAAAACCCGCCGATATAAAAGCCGTCGGACATATCAAAGCATCGGAACGTCCCCGGCGCCACAGGCGTATTACCGCCCGTCAGTCGTGAGCAGTCCTGCTGAGCGAAAATCGCCAGCCCAATGTCACCAACAACCGGATCGCAAATCACGGCGGCGGTGCCGTGCTGAAGCCGGAAATAAGGCAGGTGCGGAATGCTCACCGGCTCCAGCACATTGCCGTCGGCACCCGTTTGGCACACAAGGGGCGTGGCGTCAACGTACAGAGCGCAGCTACCGTCGGCCGCGCGCTCGACCACGTCAACGCGGACGGGAATCGCGGTGCTCACCATCTGTTTGACGATCGAACGCGTAAAAAATTCCTGTGCGTTGAGTTCCGACCCTAAGGACGATACCCGCGCATTGGTTTTAAGCTCAGTCATCTGTCAACCCAAGTTCCTGCGATTTCTGTTCGCCACGCGCCTCCGTTAGGAAGGTTGGCGGCTATGTCGTGCGTCACGCTGTAAATTTTCCAAACCCCCGTAGCACGAGGCATCGAGCTTTCGATCCGACACAGCCCACAGACCATCAGGACGGGATTAAACAAACACACCGCCCGAATGCCAAGCGAGTCGAAGCTAGGATATCCGATCTCCCCGGTTTGCGGGTTGATGACGTCAATGGCCACGGCCTCCCCGCGTGAACTGTCGGGGCCGACCAGCACCATCTTTTGATCGTCAATAACGAGATCGGCGCCGATTGTGTCGGCTACCCATTTGCTTTTCGTGATCGGGTCGCCGTTAATCGTGCAGTTCGTCAGGCTCGATGTGATGCCTGCCGATTCGTATTGCAAGCCCGCCTCACCCGCAAAAGCCTGCATCAGGCTATCTACAGTCTGCTCCCCTTTGACCGCCACGGGAGGCGAGGGGATCAGCTTCGGATAGGCGGCTGAAATGGCCTCAAGACGCATCACCGGGGACGGTGCCGCATTCATGTCCGGCGCCGCGTTCATGATCTCGCCTTGAAAGACAACGGCCAACTCGCGATCCTCTTCGCCTGCGGCAATCTCAAGCACGTTCCGGCGTAACGACAGCGCATCAAAAGACAGCATCGTGAGCTGCGTCATTTGATCCTGCGACAGGCCCCAAATCGCTACCTGTGCTTTCGGCAGTTCGGGCGCCCCCTGCTTCTGAATCCGAACGGCTATCGCGTTCTCCGTGAACGTCATCTGTGAGCCGCTGGCGCCGCCATCATCCATCGTGATGCGGATGCGGATAACCTTTTGCGTGTAGCTACTCATTAGCCGCCTCGTAGACCAAAATCCACCTATCGCCCAGTCCGCCGTACTGCGGGCGGTCGTTGCCCTGCGTGTCAACCCAATAGAGCCTAGTCCGCGCCACGGTCTGTGCGAAAGGGATCACGCGCCCGCGTGCAACCGCCAGCGCGTTATCGACCACCCGCACGCCGTCAACCATCAACGAGGTATAAATAAATGCCCCGTTTTGGCGAACCGTCACGCGATAATTTTGCCCGTTGACGACGGCGCTCACCGTCTGAAACGGCACGGCAGACAGAGGAATTTGCATCCAGCTCATAAAAGGCCCTCGGCAAGTTTTGCGGCCAGCGTCTTCGGTTGCACCTTCCCGCCGCTCACTTCATCCGAACTCGTCGGATTTTGCGGCGACCAAACAACTTTACGCGTGCCGGTCTGAACCGCCCGGATCGTGATAAAGCCCAGTTCAACGATCAGAGAACTGGCATTCTGCGTTACCGATCGCGTTTGGCTGATCGTCTCAAGCGCGAGATTTTCGACCACGAAATACGGCGTCACGAGTTTACAAAGCGAGTCGGTGCCAATGGCCTGCTTCAGGCTTCGAAGCGCATTTAGGGCTTGCGTCTGAATCGACGGGTCCCCGTCAAGCGCAAGCGATATCGACACGGCATCAGGTGCCTGCACCTTGTTATAGGCCGCAAGATTCCCGCCCTCTAAAGGCTCCGTAAGCACGCGTGCGGCTTCCGCAAGGGAGCAGGACACAATGCCGACGTAATCGCAAACAGGCCGATCAGAAGCGTTGAGAATCGCCCACGTTGAAAAGTCCTGAGCCATTCAATCCCTCACTTCAAATTGACGCCGCGCGTCGACTGGCCGATAAGTTCCGCCTGCCGGTTGAAACCGCCCGTGACCGTGGCGCCGATCGCCCGGCTGATGGCCTGCGCGTTGTCTCTTGTCTCGATGTTGTTCACGACATTCATGCTCGCGTTAGTGACGACGTTGGGGGCGGCGGCCTTATATGCTGCCTGCTTCACAACGACAATCTCACGCTCGCGGGTGCTCGTGGGCTGATTCTTCTTCTCCTCGTCGGCCTTGTCGCCGCTAAAGCCGAGGAATTTCCCGATGCCGCCAAACAGCCCCTTAATGGGTTCGCCAATCTTCTTTTTAATGAGGTCGGCGGCGTCGTCAAACCACCCGGTAAGCGTCTGCCAAGCCGTTTTAAGCGCCTCTATGATCGCGTCCGGAATCGCCGTAAAGACTGAGGCTATGCCCTTGCCGACCTTTTTCGCCGTCTGCCAAAGCGTGTTAAAGCCGATGACGACGCCGTTAATGGCGGCAACCAGCCCGACAATAACGACCGACACGGCTTTAAAGACAAGCGTCAGGGCGCCGCCCAAAAGCGGCTTGACCTTGTCCCACAGCCATGTAAAGCCCTCGCCGAGCGTCTTCAGGCTCTCGCGCAACTCTTCGATGTCGGCGGCACCGGCGCCCATCTTCTTAAGCATTCGCTCAAAAAGACTATCGGCGCCTTGGGCGAACCCAATCAGGTCGTCAATAGCGAGCACCAGGGCCGCTACGCCTGCCGCGATTACCGTCACCGGCAGGGCCGCCATCTTGACGGCCATGCCGAAGGTTCGCACGGCAAGAATCGCGTTCTTAATTGCATTCAGGTTTTTAAGCCCAAACACAAGCCCGAACCCGACCGCGAGCAGGGCAAAGGCGCGGGCGTTCTCACGGATAACCCCGACAAGGCCGCTTAAGCCGTCAAGCACCTTCGTGACGCCCGGGAGCACCAGCCGCACAAATACGTTGCCGACGTCTTGCGCCGCAATCTTGAAATCCATCCACGCGACTTTGAACGCGCGGGCGTTCCGACTGTCCTGCGCGGTAAAAGCCGTCTTGCGGTACTTCGCCATTAAGGCGTCGAGCGCCTTTTGTCCTTGCAAGAAAATGGGAATAGCATCGAGCGCCACCCCCTGCGCCTGCAAAAAGCGCTGAGCCGCGCCGCGACTCATGCCCTCGACTTTGCTCGCAAGCTGAAAGACTTCCTCAGCCGGTCGCCCGGACTGCTGGTAGTAAGCCTTCATCGAGGCAAAGATTGATTCGGCAGAACCCCCGGCGGCCTCTGCGGCCTTCCCGAATGCGTCAAGCTCGCGCACCGACACGCCGAGCTGTGTCGACAGTCTCGCAAGCGATTCCGACTTATCGACATAGTTGCCGAACGTCTGCGCACCACCGGCCACAAGCCCGAAGGTTGTGGCCAATAGTCCGAGCTTTGAGCGCACCAGCTCAATGGCGGGCGCAGCACCCTTGAATGAGTCGGAGATCGCCGCCGCGGCTTCTTTCGACGCTTCGCCGAGCTTTTGCACGCGTTCGCCCGCACGCGAGAACGAGAGCGCAGAAACGGCGCCCGAGTCTTTCGACTCCGTGCCGACCGCTTCAAATTGCTCCTTTGCTTTTGTTGCAAAGCTCTCGACCTTCCCACGAACGGCATCAACGCCCTTGGCGAACTCCTTCGCGTCAAGCCCGATGGAAATCAGTAATTCGTCAATGACAGACATCAATCATCCCTGCGGCTTGCTAGCCATTCGTGATAGTTCTGCAATGTCAAAACCTCGTCTAGGTCATAGACGTCTTGCAGGCTGTAATAGGTTTGAACCTCCCGCAGGCTCGCGAGCCGCGAGGAAACGGCACGACCGCAAACCGGCGGGAGATTCGCTAGTGCCGACGTTCCTTTGACTTTTAAGAGGTCAGAACGCCACGCATCGTGGAGAGGAAGTTCGAGAACCCGCCTTTGCCGAAAAAACCGAAATTCGCCTGAACTGCCGCCGCCTTCAAAAGAAAAACGGTCGTCGGGTAGTCAATCTTCCCGTCAAGCGTGTCGGCGTCAACCGGAATGGTCGCCCCGCCCTGCACGATCTCACAGCACGAAAGCAGCTCATCCCAAAGCGGCGCGACTTTGTCATAGTCGACGGTAGAGAGCGCCTTAACGATCTCCGTCGCGTCGGCATCTTTCGTCAAAGACGACAGGCCGCCGCCCAGCGCGAACGCCGCACGAATCAGCCAACGTTCGGCCTTAAGGGCCGACATCGGCTTAATCGAGAACGTAAATTTGCGCTCTCCGTCTTGGAGTGTGATGGTTTTGGCTTCGCGCATTACTGGCAGTCCTCAAACGTCATTTGAACCGTCACCGGATCCTGCACGCGATTGGCGGCAGGCATCGGCATCATCTGAGTAAAGACGCCATTGACGAACTGATAGGTGCGGTCTGTCGCGGGGTAATACACAGTAAGTTCCACGCCAAGCGGCGTTTTAAGCGACTTCTGCAGGGCCTGAGCCTCGCGCAGATAGGCAATCGCGGGGGCGGTCGGTTGAAGCGTCAGATTGACCACATAGGGATTCGGCGTGTAGCCCTTGACTAAATGGCCGTCTAGCGTCATGTCCGCCTGCACTTCCTGCACGGCGTCGGCGGCAATACCGGCATCCGTCGAGAACTGCGTCAGCTGAATGCCCGACGGGCAGACGTTTTCAATCTTGAGCCATGCGACTACGTTCGCTGAGGTCTTATTTTTTAACGGCATTTATATGCTCCTAAAAGGCCGCTCCGAAAAGCGGCCGTGAGACGTTTACAGGACTGCGGATACCGGAAGGGAAACGCGGGCGATGCTTCCGCCGTACGCATAATACAGTTGCGAGATCGGAGCGCCGCGCTGAGCGCGAACGGACGCGCCCGGATCGAGCACCTGCAAGAAATATCCCTTGCTTTGCAGTTCGCGCGGAGCCTCTTCGTTGCCCGTTTCCTGCATGATCTGCGCTTTCTGACTGTCGCTCAGGCTAATGCCCGCGTCGATGACGCCTGCATTCAAAGCCTGCGTGATCGGGTCTTGGCACCACGATTTGAGCATAGTGAAGCCCGTCGCATTGTAGGGCGCACGGTTGACCGTAGCGAAGCCCTTCATAATCGAGGTCTGCAATTTGGAGCGAAGCCAAATCGAGCCAATCAGCGTGTCATAAAAACCATACATTGCCGGGTTACAAAGGGCGCCGCGATTCGTGAACTGGAACTGATCATTACGCGTGGCAAACTGCCCGATGTAGGAGACGGCGAGGGCGTCAAGCGCAGTAGCTTCCTGCTCGGTCGTCACCGTCGGCGTCAGGCCGCTTGCGGTCTTGCCAAAAATGACCTTCATGCCCTGCGTCGCATCCCACTTGATCGTAGCAGGGTAGGCCACGGCAAAAGCCGCCGTCACATAGTCCTGAGCGTAGATCGGGAAGGCGCAGTTATAGCGATCCTTCAGCGTGTAGGCTACAGTCGATTCCTGCGTCAGCGTGCTGGTCATCTTCGTGTCACTCGACCAAAAGACATAGACAAAATCGTCTTCGATATCGGCCCATGCGGCATAGGCTTCGGCCTCGGCCTTTTCAGTGACTTCCCACAGCGTCGTGAACTGCGCCCAGTTGGACGTAACGGAGCGGACGGCGTCAAGCGTCGCCGCTTCGGTCTGAGCCGTTGCGCCCTGCGAGAGGACGGCGCCCGCCGCCTGCGTCAGGTTGAGTTTCGCAGACAGGTCCGTACCGCCTTCACCCGCCGAGGCATAACCCACGGTAGACGTGGCGCCCTTCGTCGCCGATGTGAACGTAAATGTCTGCGTGTTCGAATCGTAAGAACCCGTGCAACCGGTCAGGGCCGTGGCGATCTTCGTTGCAACATCCGAGAGAGACGTGGCGCCCGAGAGGTCAACCGTTGCGGCGGTCTTTTCTGCGCCGTCAATCGTGAGCTTCATGGCGCCGTCCTTAATGGCCTTGAATGCGGCCAAGTCGGCGGAAACACGGGCACCACGAATCCACGCGGCACAATCTTCATTGATGCGGCGCCCGATCACGAGCGCAGTCGGTGCCTTCTGCTGATTCGTCAGGCCCGTGAAGTACTGCTGAGCAAAGCGAGCTTCGTCGGAGTCCGGGCCGAAGAAATCGGACACGGCTAAGGCCGAGGCGAAGGCGACGGCCGGGGCGCCGGTCGGGAGCAGAGCGCTCTTTGTGAGCACCATGCCGTTCGTTTCAAGATCGGAAGCGCCCGCGCTGATGGTGCGCGGCGTGATCGCGACAAGATAACCAGCTGGAATTGACATTTTTTACCTCATGGTTTGTATTTCGTGTCGACGTTTATCACATCGACAATTGCGGTTTTGAAAAAATCCTGCGCGAGTTTCACGCGCTTCCAATAGCCCAAATGCAGAACGAGAGTCCACCGGCTCACGTACTGTTTGGAATCCATTACGGCGGTAAGGTTCTGAACGCCCTCGGCAAATAAACAATCAATGCCGAACGCTAAGAAGTGTTGCACGCCGAAATCAGAACGCGCGACCGTCTCATAGGTCTGCGCACGCTCCAATGCATCGAATATGTTCGTTGAGTAGACGTCTATCTGAATGTCTAGATTGACGTACTCAGCAAGCTCCATTACCTCATCGCCGTCAGGTTTCCAGCTCTCAATGTTTGAGCCGCTTCGGGACTGGCGAATCGGGGTGACAATACAGAAGTCATTACCGTCCTTCGGGAGCGTTCTATTGTTGCCGAACCCGTCAATGACGTGCATCTCGTCAGTAAGGGCCGGGGCCGCGAAGTTGTAGCAGAACTTAATGCACGCGTTCAGTATGTCGGCCTGCGATATGTCTTTAACTGCCGCCATCGGTTGGCTCCTTTACTTTGAAGCGCGGCGGCACCGTCTGCAAAACGGCCTGCACGCATACCCATCCTTCATGCGTGAAATCTTCAATGACGGCGTCGACAAGCCAATAGGCTCCCCGATCGTCCTTGAGCAAATCCCCTGACCTGCCGAGCGGGCGCCACGACGCCCACGGGCGCGAAGAAGCGTCATCCGTCGCGCGGAGGTATACCCTGCGTACGGTCGTCGCCTCGTTGATGCGCTCGGTCTTAATGATCTCGTCGGGCTTGATGCTCTGCCATTGGCCAAGCACCGGCACCGGCTCAGCAAACACGGGGAGTAAGTCGCCGCGCTCACCGCGCTCCTGCTCCCCCGTCATCGTGTAAAGCTCAGCGGGAAGATCGCGGGCCACGGCGTTAATCGCGCCCCGAACTACTGCGTGTAAATTCATAGAAATTCCGCGCGGGAACCCGCGTCTGCTGACGCGGGAGGAATCGCGCCCCTCCTTTCTAAGTTCTTAGCGGCTACCCGCAGGCTCCGCTTACTCGGCCCGAAGGCCGGTTAACATCCTTCGTCAATGTTGGAAGGGGTTTCCCACCAGCAGCACCGCTCCTACCTCTCAGAGCTTTTAACCACTGACCGCAGAGCGTGGAACTAGGATGAACATTCCACGGTGCCTATACATTCCCAACCAACGTAGCGCCCCTCCCCAAGGAGGTTTGCTGAGACTAGTCAACAAAGGCTTTTTCAAGCCTCCGCCTTCAGACGGGGGTTATTGACTTCTTCCGAACCTCGCTACTGATCGACCGGATGAGGGATGTCGTATCTATCAAGGGCGCCGCCGGGTTCTCCCTGCGCTTGCGCTCCTTGGCTTCAATCGTCTCGGGCGAAAGCGGCACGAAGTCGCCGCGCTTAATCGTTGCGATAATGTCCGCACGCATCACGCGACCGACAACGCCTAACACTTCCTCGGCCCTTCTGATGCCTCGTCTCTTCACGCCCATGGCGAGCTGTTCGCGCCAATCCGTTTTATGGCCCTCGACCGTTTGCCGAAGGAATGGACGCGCAGGCATCTTTGATGTCCCGTATTCCAGCGCCAGCCCGTAGGCGGCCACGCTCTCGCCCGTGTCGGAATTCGTGGCGCCCCTAAGCACCCCCGCAACGGCCTCTAGCTTGGCTTTATGAGCGGCCTTCGCCAGCTCTTTTAATCCGCCTTTTGAGTAGACGACCTTGACGCGCATTTAACCTCCCATATAGATGTGATGGACGCCAAAATAGAGCGGCCCTTGTGCGTAGCGCTTGAGAATCACCCACGCTTGCGCGCCGCACTTCGTCGAGTTCCACCACGCCGGATTAGAGGCATCAACCATGCCGCCAAACCCCGCACTAACGGAGCCTTCGCCAGCAGTCTGCAACGGCCCCGCCTGCTGATCGCCCCAAATGTATGACTGCGTGGCGATATGGCAGGTCAAGAGGGTGAGAACAACCGCCCGCGTTTTAATGGGCGGCTGTGCATCGGGATCGTAAGGAATCGCGCTGTCGTCGTCGTTGCCGATCAGCTCCGCCGCCTGATCAAAGCACGCCTCTAACATTTCATCAGTAAAGCGCGTGATGTCGCTAAATGCGGGGTATACCTTTCGGAAGGTCTCGGGATCGAACACGACGGCAGTCATTGCGTTATTCCTTCGTTGAATTCTTTTGCGGCATCGGGTCATCGCCCGTCTTTTCGTCGGCGTGGTCAATCGCGAAATTTAAGCCCTGCGCCTCGCTCTTCTTTTCCTTGATGCGCCCGGATGCGAACCACGGGCCATATGCCTGACCGAATTCTGCCTTCACCTGCTCCCACAGCGCGCGGTCGACAACCGTCACGCCGTAACCACCGGCAGGCAGTGCGCCGCCCGAAGCGTTCGCGAGATATACGCCGTTGCCGTTGATGGTGACGCTCTTGCCGTTACTCAGCGTGAATTTCTGAGAGATGCGTGAGCGGAAAAGGATCGTAACCGTATCCGACGTCTTGGCAGTGTTGCCGACGCTCACCGTGGCGCCGTCTTCGCTGATTACCTTGACTTTCGGAGCGCCCGGAGCCCGCTTCACTTTAGTTTCCTGATTGGCCATTTTTTGTGTTTCCTTAAACATTGAACGGGGAGAGCGTCCGCCCTCCCCGGGGCATGATCAATTTGGCAACATCGTCAAATTGATCCGGTCATTACGACTTCTGAATACCCGTCATCGTCGCAACAGCGAACGGCCGGAACAGCAGACAGCCGGTAGTAGACGATGCCCACTTCTGAGACATAGAAGAGTGCTCGACGAGAACCGGATAGGTCTTCAGCTTTTCAAGGAAGCCGAATTTAGCCGTAGGCCGTCCTGCGATTTCCGTCGCGATCAGCATGGCTTTGCACACGCCCGTGTCATCCTGCAACTGCGGGAGAGAAATAATCTCAAGGCCCGGGAAGAAGCCCTTAAGGGTCTGCAAAACCGGCGCCACACCGAGCGTCGTCGTCTTGGCCAACTGACCCATAATGGACGGCGGCACCACCAGTTTGAGCTTGCTATTAAAGCTCACGTAGCCATTGGACGCGGCGGCGATCTGATTGAACATTGCAAGAATGTCGTTATAAATCGCGTTCGCATCCTTGTCGGCCCATGCCGTCTTTGTGTCGACGGTAGCGGGGGACAGGGCGGCGGGCAGTGCCGGGTCGTTCAGAAGGCCATAGATGGACATACCGGCCACGCCAAAAAGGTTGTAGTTGTTGGCGTCGATCTCGATCGCGGTTGCCGCGGCGCGCTGTTTTTCAGACAGCAGATTGATCTTCTGAGCCGTCGCGATATCTTCTTCCAAGTCGCCGATCTGAATGAAGGTCTGAAACTTGTAAGTTTCGCGGGTCACCTGCTCGATGTTGGCTTCAGACAGCAGGCCGCGACCGTAGTCGCTGTATGCCGTCGTCTGACCAACGTATTCGACGGCCGGGAACATCGTCTGAACGTCCTTCCAGTCGCCGCGCTTTTCTTCGGAGAAAATTTCCGTCGAGTTGCGGGGTGCCTGAAGGATTTCGACGATCTCAGGGCTATAGTAGGTTGCAAAGAGTGCAGGGGTCTGCACGTTGGCGACGGTCTGCAAAGCAGCATCCATCGCGATATCGGCAGTGCCGTCCTGAGTCGGAAGAAAACGCCCGTTGCCTTTGCACAGGTCAAAGCCAAGGCGCTCCATGGTTTCACTTCGTGCCATTTCTAATCCACCTTTCAAAAAAGATTAAGCCGTAGCCATCGGAGGCACGACATTGGGCTGCTGGTTGCTGATCAGGACAAGGGACTTCGCTTCCGTGCCCAGCACATTCTCAACGACGAAATTCGTCATTGTGAAGCCTTCCTTCTTGGCGGCGCCCGTCTGCGTCGTGACAGAGCCGTCAGCCTGAGAGGCGAGCACGTAATCACCCACCTTGGCGCTAGCGTTCTGCGCGACAACCCAAAATTTGCCGTTCGTGGCGATCTGTGCAAACCCACCCTTAGGAATGGTCATCGCGTTAGCGGCAGTCACTTCGCCCGTGATGTACTGGCGGGTGTAAACGACGATGCCGCGAAGGATGCCGATTCCGGCCTTGTTGACCTTCGTTCCTGCGGCGGTGCCGTCAGCAAAGCAGAAATTACCAACCGTCAGATCAGAGGCGGCCTGATAAGTCTGCGCCGTGTAGTGCGTCTCAACAACGCTAGCGGGCATACCCGCAATCGCGGGGGCAAGCCCCACATTTACTTTGGACTGGAGAGCCATTTGCCCATCTCCTTATCGAATGAACTGCTTCAAAAAATCCTCGTCGCTCTTGGGCGCCGAATCCATTGCACCGCTCGGGGCGGCGGTCTTGACCGACTGCAAAGCGGCGAAAACGTGTTTAGCCGCGCTGGCCGGGACGTTCTTGACGCCCATCGCCTTGACGGCATCAAGATAGATCGCGTCGGCGCTGTCGTAAGCCATCGGGTCGACGTTGCCCAGCACGGACTTAACATCGGTCGCCGCGCGGTACTGAGCAGACAACTGCCCGCGCACCGTCTTGGCGATCATGGCCGCGTCCATGGCGCCGCCTTCGGGCTTGGCTTCGCCCGCGTCTTCGTCTTCGGCTTTGGCCTCGTCCTTCGGCTCGTCAGCGTCTTCGGCGCCTTCGGGCTTGGCAGGCTCTTCATCTCGCGTGCCTTCGGTTTCCTGCTCGGCCTCATCGGCTTTGCTTTCTTCGAACTTCGCGTGAGATTCAGCAAAAGCGCGCACAAGCGCGTCCTTCTGCTCGGGCGTCAGTTCAACGCCTGACTCGTCGATAGTCTTGCGTGCAAACTCCGTGAAGTCGTCACACGCCCCATCAACCTTTGTTTCTTCACTCATCGTGATTCCTCTCGGTTTTTCGTCAGAGACATAACAGTAGGGAGCTCTACCCTCGTGAACAAGTGCCACGTGATTGCAAGCGAGCTCGCGCATCACGAAGTCATAGGCAAGCCCGTCCGGAGTCTCCCCGGGCGTGAAATCGGGCTTATATCTGTATCCGCAACTGAGGTCCCGCAATGTGCCGTCCTCAATCGCGGAAATTGCTTTTTCATCCCATACGCTCAGCGCGTTGGTGATGTACGGCGGCTCCCACTTCGCGCTGGTGCCAACGGTGCCGACGCGTAACTCCTTGTTAGGGTGCTCCGCGCTGTCAAACTTGTGCTCGATCAAAAGCGGCACGCCGTTGAATGTCGACAGTGCCGCCTTAAGCTCGTCAGGGTTGCGCCAGCCGTAATAAATCCGGTCCGGGTCTAACTGCCGCTCTTCCCAGCCGGGAATCTCGCGCCCGTAGTAAGGCGCCACGTGGTCGCGTGTTAAATTCGATGTCTTGACCTGCAAAAAGCCGTTTTTGTCGCGCGTCCGCGCAGACTCCATAACGACCTTCTCGTCAAGCGCTAAGAGTTCTTTTTCCATAGCTTCCTACTCAATAGTGGACGATACGTACACTGGCAATTGTGAACCACGGTATTATTTACAATGTACCAATTAACCGGCGTTTGGAGGTTGTACACATGTCCAAAAAATTCACGGAATCGCACTTCGCTCACGCGGCTAAGGCCGTATCCGAAGGCAAGCGCCTCATTCAAATCGCAAAAGAGATCGGGTTTTCCGCCGACATCATCAGCAAGCACCTTCGGAAGCGAGGAATAGAAATCCCCGTTTACCGCCGCACGGGCGATCGCATCCAGCTGCCCGAGGATGAAATCATCACCATGTACCAAAGCGGACAATCCGAGCAGGCTATTGCCAAGCATTTCAACGTTGCCCGTCATGCCATCCGGCGAAGGCTCGAAAGAGCAGGGGTCAAAATGCGCGGGATTCAAGAGGCACAGCTTTTGCGTTTTGCTCAAGCTTCTGAAGAAGCTCGCAAAGCGATCACAAAGGCCGCCAATCTTGCCGTCACCGGAATTACTTGGCCGCACAATGAACGCGTCCGATGGGCGCAATCCCGAGAGCAAACGGGCAAAGTCGGCCGCTTCGGCAAAGGAGAGGCCGAATTTGCCACATACCTGACTCAACTCGGCATTGACTTCGTTCGTCAGAAGGCCGTAGACGTCTATAACGTCGACTTCGCCGTCGGTCCCGTCGCCGTGGAATTGACCTGCGGAACCCTCAAATACCGAGGCGGGAACGCCGTCGAGAACAAGCGAATCAAAAAGCTCCTCGAATGTGGGTATAACCCGATCTGCGTTGAGTTCTCTGATGAGGGAGCAATCTGTCCGCTTTTTATGGATCAAATAATCTCCCTTGTCGAGAAGGCGCGCGGGCTTCCATCCTTTAAGCGTGAGTACTGGATGATTCGGTGTTGCACTACACACTGTGCCGTCGTCCGTAATGAACTCGGCCAATTTTCCCGTGTAGAGACGCCGATACAACTTCATTGGGAATGGAAGATCATTAAGCTTTGATTCCCCAACAAAACAGCCCGGCAATTCCCCCGGAAGTACGTAGCGCCCAACGTCGCTGTCGTAAAGTCCTTTTTTTAGGTCGAACTTTTTGCCGTCCATGGCCCGGTGCGTCTCGCGGCTCGTGTGCTTGCCGGGAACATGAATCCATTCGCCCTGCTCAACGCCAACCTCAAGATCATTCGCGCGGCACAGGGCTTCGGTCGCCTTATTGCACTGGTCGCGGGCAATGAAGTCCGCGCGGCGCTGTGTGATGTCGTAGCGCTTGGATAGCTCGGACTTAAGCCCTGCCACGTCCCGCCCGTCGGTCACAGCCCGCATAACAAGCCCCTCGACTTCCTGAAGATATCGGGAGCTGATCGACTTGATAAGCGACGTGTTGGCGTTCACAAGCGCGTCAAAAGCGTCTTGTGAAATCTGTCCCTTGTTAAAACGAAGGTCGAAGGCCTCAAACCCCGAGGCCCGCAGCGCTGAGTTCTGCGCCCGGTCGACGTGGTCGCGCGTCTTCCTAACGAACCAGTCCGCTGTGTCTTCGGCAAAGTCCCGCGTGCTTTCTTCCCACTTCTTGCGCATCCGATCAATGATCTTTTGCAAGCGCTCGGCTGGGGACTCAGCCTTAGCGTCTTTCGCAATCTGCGGCTCTACCTTACGATAAAGCCCCTCAAGCTCTTTGGCGACATCTTGCGCCATCTGACGCACGAGCGAGCGCAGTTTGCCCGCGTACGCCTTCCGAAGCCCTGCATTAGGACGCACGGCCCGGATACGCACGTCAGAAGACTGCGCCCGCCTTGTCGATGTCATCGCGCTCCTCCGTGGTCGTGCTGCTCATTTGGCCGAACGGGTCTTCCGGCGCCCCCGGGGCTTCACCCTCAAGATCGCCATACGGATGATCCTTGGCATTACTCAACGCCGCGCGGACTTCGTCTTCAGAGAGCACGCCGCGGTCAAGGTAGACGGCGGCCGTGTCGGCCATCATCTTTTTGACCTCTGCCGTCGTGCGCTCGTCGTCTTCGTCGAGTGAGCAGAATTCAAAGCTCAGACTAGGATCAATGTCGCCAAAGAGGTTGATCTGCAAAATGCGCAGAATCTCCTCAAGCGGGCGCCGCAGTATCTTCTCCTGCCGCGTGGCGATTAAGTCGGCCTGCAACTTAATGTCGCTCTCGCCCGTGGCGTTAAAGCCCGACGGCGACAGCCCGAGCGTCTTCACTACACCGCTTTGGTTGACGGACACAACGAACTCAAGCGACTGGCGCACGATATCGGTCAGGCCGGTAATCGGCGTGTTGACCTGTACGAAGTCTTCTTTGTCCTTGTCGAGAAGGCCGACGCCGCTATTGTCGCGGAACTTCGCAAAGAACTTCACGCGGTCGCTCACCGGTTGCCACGACTTGCGGGCAAAAAGCTGAGCGCCCAAGTCAGTTTTAATGAAGCTCGTCGAGAACTTTGTAAGAAGCGTATTCACCTCTTCGCGGTTCTTGCGGAAGTGCGTCACGTAGTCCGAAAGCAACTGAGCCTGAGCGATTCCAAAGAAGTTGTACGAAGGCTTGAGTAAGTCCGGCACCTCGTTTTCAACAAGGCGGATCAGGCGCGACGTATGCACCGCCGTGCCCATGATGTAAAACACGGCGGGTTTGTAAAAGTCTTCTTTCAGCGGGTCAGACGCGTTAAAGCTCTGCGGCGTCGTAAATATCGGATCAACCACGCGGAACGATACGCGGTCTTTAAGCTCCGTCGAGCGCGCTGTCTTGTTTAGCACTTCATCCGGCTTAGCGTGCCCCGTGTCGATAAACAGGAATGCGCCCCCCATCATGCCAATTGTCGTGAGCGCCTTGTAAAGCGTATCGCGCAAGCCGATTCGGGCAATCTCTTCCTCAATCGCCTTCTTGCGCTTGTTGTCGTCACACTTGATTTCAATCCACGCCCGCAACATCTCATCGGTGCGTGTTTGAATGCACAAGCGAATGAGCGCGTCTTGCGAAAGCTGTTGCAAAACGCCGTAGCCCACAAAGCTGACAAGGCTTGAGATTGCTGACCATTCGAACTTAGGCACAATGCCGCCCGAAAAAGCCGCGTCCATAGCACCATCCAGCTTTTTATAGTGCGCTTTAGACCCTGCGAGAGATCGCGCGGGTTTGAGCAGTTCGCGAATGTCCTTCTCTTGCGGGATAGCGTCGACAACCGTCGCGGTGCCGTCGTAGTCGCCGGAGACCTCAAATCCAGAGGTCAGGCGTTTCGTCTTCCGAGATTTTGAAGCCATAACCTCGCGCCTTTATGTAGTCGGATAGGCTATACCTAAGTCCGTCAATTATATGATTGTTTTTGTCTAAGACGACCGGCAGAACCTCACCAGTCAGTCTATCCGTTTTGTAAGAGTACAGACGGAACTCGTCCGCAGTATGCACGCACCGCGGGTCAATAATGACCTTGTCAAAGCTGCGGATAAAGTTAATGCCTTCCTCGATGCTCGCCGGCCATTTCTCGGCGCCCTCGATGTTAAACCCGTGGCGCTTCAGATAGCTGATAGTCTCAGGCCGAGCGCAGTCCGCCTTAATTGGCCATTTCGTCGACTCCGGCACCGAGCGATACAGCTGAGGCATTTCGTCGATTTCAACCCCAACGCCGTAAGCCTCATGGTCAATATATAGGCAGTTATCCAAAATGAAACAGCGAACAAGGGTCGACGGGTCACGCGCAAAACCAAAGTCGGCGCCGAAAAACAGCCGGTCTGCCTGTTGCCAAAGATCGTCCGGGATCGTCTCAACGACGTACTTGCCGCGGAAAATCTGCGCCCCGCTAATGGTGAGCGGGAAGCCTTCCCAAATGTGCAAATACTTTTCGTAATCGTTCGCCTTGTCCCATTCCATCTGCTCCCGAAGAACTTCCGGAAGATACGGGTTATCCGTGTAATTGACCTTGCGGACGTAGGCGCCCGGCGGAGGTGCATCTAGAAAATCATTCGTTGGGTCGTCGACCGTTAGCGGGTTGAACGTTAGCCACAACTCTGATCCCGGCTTTCGGATGGTCGGAATCAGCACGTCCCACGACTTGCGCGAGACGGATGACGCCTCCTCAATCCAGCAGATATCAATGCCTTCCTTTGACCTAATCGAGTTCTCATTACGCAACAGGCCCGAGAAGATAAAGCGGCTACCGGTGCGCCTATGCTCAATCTCCGACTCTTTGAAGTCGAACCGGTCAAATAAGCCCATGCGCTCCGCTGTGTCTTTCAGCGTCTGATACGACGAATCGCGAATAGAGTTCTGCACCTCGCGGCAACACAAAATGCGCACCCGCCCGAAGTCGGCCATAGCGATAAGCGCGCGTGCGACTGCCCAGCTCTTGCCACTGCCTCGGCCTCCGTAAAACACCTTGTATCGGTGCGGGCTATACAGCTCCGCGAATGGGTCGGCGCTTCCGGTTGTCATTACTTTTTACCGCGTGCCAGCGCGTTATAAATATCCTGCAAACCCTCGGGCGGTTTCTCTGTTGTCGTCATTTCGCCTTCTAAGCGCTGAGTTTCCTTCCAGCCACACCGGGACTTAAGATAGAAAATTGTCGCGGCAATGTTTCCGTTCTTGATTTGATCCATGAGCTTGCCGCCCACGAACACATTGGCCTTGGCCTTACCTCTTTTAATCGCGGCCGCAAATTCCGCATAGTTCTGCTTGCGACGCGTCAGCGTGTCCTGAGAAATCCCCAAAGCAAGGGCAATTTCCTCCTCGTTGTCGCAGACTTGCGCATACTCCTCGACCTTTTTCAGGTCGATTTCAATCGGTCTGCGTCCTAACGGCTTCGGCATTCTTTCGCCATTTTTGGGGTGAGGATTTTCGGCCATAAAAAAAGGCCATCAGGAGGGAGCTTCCTGATGGCTTAAATCGGAGAACAATTCCAAATACGGAGTTTCAGAATTTCAGAAAACCACCGGAAAGCGAGACGCTGCGTTTCTGTTGGGCGCGAAAACGCAGGCCACAGCCTGCATTCCACCCGCTGATACACAGCTTCAGATTTTCCATAACGCATTATACAGGCCGCACCCAGTAAAAGGCTAATATGAAACGTACGATTTAATCGTACGGATTACGGCCTTCGGCGCGACATATGGCCGCCTGAATTTGTTCCAGCGCCTGCCGTAACCGCTCCTGAATCGTGCGCAGGTTGACGCTGAGAAGGCGCCCTAAAAGCGCCCTATCTCGCACGCTATAGACGTACCAAGCGAGGAGCAAGTCTTTCGATCGTGAGTCTTTCAGGCTCTGCCACGCGGCATCAATCAACCAGCCTTCGGCGTAGTCTCCCCGCGAAAGCGCCCGGGCCTGAGCCTCCTCATCGTCCGGCCAGCGCCGTTGATCGTCCTTCCCGTAAAGCCTCATGTGCCGGTACAACATCGTTTCTTCGTAATGCGGGCGGTCTTTGACGACGCGGCCCCAAATCTGCAAACGTTGATCCAATACGGCGAAGTCGGTCGGGATTTGCAGGACGATGTATCGCGGCATTAGCGGGTGACCTCGTAAAGCGTTATGTCTGCCAATGAAGCGACGGAATATTGCTTTGTCGCGGTTTCTGAGCATATGCGCTTATCGTCATCGTACGCGACGCCGTTTAGTGCGTCCTTGACGATCTTAAGCAGGTTGTCGCCGTCGGGCTTTTGGTCGTACGGCGCCAAGTCCGCAGCCTCGGTGCGGCGCTTTTTGCTCCACGATTTTGGCGGCTCGAAAAAGAATTCGCACTTAATCGCAAGCGGCACCCCGACGCGCTTCTGTACGCCCTGCGCCTTCATGGCCTCGATGCACGCGGCTCGGACGGCGGCCTCATATCGGACGGTCTTCTCCGGCGTGTAGGCGAAGCCTCGGCGGGTAAAGCGCGGGCGGGCCTTCCCGACCGGCTTCCCGGGCACGGTGAACCGCAGAATTTTAGTAAGCTGCATTGACGTCCTCCGGGCGCTGAGCATATCGCGCGACCTTCCGGGCACTCACAAAGCGCCCATAAAGCTCCAGTAGGAACGCCGGGCCGTCGTCGATGTTCATGCGCACGAGCTTCCCGAAGGCTCGAAACGGCACCGGCTGAGCGGGCGTCGTCCGGAATTCGAGTAAGACGCGCTCGCCGTATTCCGGCAGGTTTTGCAGGCGCTCTTTGCGGCCCTTCGTGATCTCCTGCCACACCGTGAAATTTTGATTAGCAACCCTGATCATCGTCATGCCGCCCCCAGTGTTCTTAATTCTCTGAATTCATCAACGATGGCCCGCGCCTCTTCAGGCGTAATAGCCGCCTCATCGTGCCAGCGCCCTGTGTCCTCAAGCTCTCCGAACCTGCCAGCCTTATCGACGCGGTATATGTGCCAGTCTTGCGACGGAAAGAATTTGATGACGTACTTGCGCCCGGTCTCGTCCGTGACCTCAAACACCGTTTCAATGCTGTATCTCACCTTGGCCCCTTTGGCGGTCTCGCCCGCCGTCATGGGTAATGCTACGTTCATTTGCGCGTAATGCAGACTTGACGCGTTCGGCTACGCGTGCCATCCCGCCCGTTATTGCGTCGTCATTGGCCTGTCTGATCTCTGAGCACGTGCAAAGCCGAATCAGCGCTAGAAACGTTTCGCGGGTGCCTTCACCGGCGACGATCTGCGTCAGCATCCGGCGGGCGTCGTAGGCGTCCATAATAAGCGCTGTTTCGCGCGTATCGTCCGCCGCCCGGCGCACGGCCTCGAGTAATAAGAGTTCTTCGTCAAAGTAGCCCGATGGCACGTCGTAGGGCTCTTCAAATCGCGGACTGGCGTTCATACCCGACCCCCGAAAACAGACTTAAAAAATTCGTCGATCCTTTGGCTTTCTGCGTTTTTGCAGGCGTTCGGCGCCCCCCGCATCCAAAGCGTGCGCACGGCCTGCGCGCGTTGGTCGTGAATCTGCCGGTCGATGTCATCGGCCAAATCATCCAGCCCCGCGCGTCTTAGCGCCGTCACGAGGTCTACCGCCCTTTGCCCGTCTATTTCGATTTTGTAGGTTGTCATGCTTCAGCCTCCTCGGCACCGAAGGGCTTCGGGATGCCTCGCCACGCCTGAACGCTGTATCGGCTCCAGTCGCCCGCGAACCCTTTGCCTGATTCAAACGGCCTGACCTCCACGCTTAGATGACCGGTCGGCCCCTTAAGCGTCACAAGGTACCCGCCGTCCTTTGGCGGGTGCGTCACAGCGTCGGTTTTGTCGTAGTTATGCCAGCCCTCACCGCCTCGGCTATCTAGCACTGATTCGAGGGCCTGCGCGACTTCCTGCAACGTTCTTAACGCCGCCGTCAGTTTGTATTCAAGCACGCGCGGTGCCATTCTTTTCCTGTCTGTCATGTGTCATTCTCCTAGAGTTCGCGCCCGCCTAAACAATCAGCGGGCAGTGCGCTGTCAGGCAAAAGGCGCGGCAGTACCCTTTCCGCGCTTGTGCAGAAAACGGCGCCTCGCTTGTCAAACCACAAGGGAACAAGCCCCATAAAATCGCCATTGCGTTGTTTTGAAATACGCAAAAGTGCGTCGGCTTCGTCCTGATCATCGGTCGGCGTGAGTTCGCGCTCTTCTGCCCGTCGCTCTTTATCAATGTTCCGGCGGATCAAAACGAGGTTGTCAATTTGGTCAACGATCGCGGACGAGCCTCGCACGGCGAATTTATCAATCTCGTCCCTTTCGCTTCCGGCTTTTCTGACGTGATGGACGATGTGAATATGCACAGAAAGCTCACGGGCAATCTGACAGCACCCCTGAACAAATTCTTTTTGGCCGGTGTAATCATCCTCAGCGTGCACGACCTTCATGAGGTTGTCAATGAAGATGTGTTTACAGCCGAACTCTTTGGCCATCACCACCGACACGCCTAAGACGCCTTCAATCGTAATGGCCTGCTTCTCGTTTGAAAGGAGCAGACCCGCGTCGCGGCAGTACGCTAAGAAGGCTTGTATTTTCTTCTCGTTCGCCTGAGCGTCATATTTCGTAGGGAGGCGCCCCCAACCTTGCCGCAGCATTCGATAAAGCGTCCGCGCGGGCGTCATCTCAAAAGACTGAATGCCGACCTTCTGACCGGCCGCCAAAAGCTGTAAAGCGACCTGACCTGTGAGAAGGCTTTTACCGTTTCCATTTTGTCCGGCCCACATCGTCACTTCGCCGTCTCGGAAGGCTAGACGCTTGTCGAATGCGCACGGCGTGCCCGCTAAGCGCCCTTCGATGATGCCAAATATCGGGTCTTCAAAGTGGTCAGGTCGATAGATCACGTTTCGTGCGGACTGTTGCCACGCCGCGAAAGCGGGCGAGTAGTCGCGCGGTTGCATCGTCATTTCATTGATTGTCTTGTCTTGCATAGTTTACTTCTCCGAATTTTTTCCAGTGCTGGTTTTTAAGGTGAACAAGGATGCCGTCAGGGGTCCAGTAAAATGAATTGTCTCGTGCCTTGTCTCGGATCATCATCGCTAACTGCCGCGCTCTTCTCTCTGAGCCTCTAAGGTACTCGATTTCACAAGTCCGATCAGCCCACACATCGGCCGGTATGTCAGCAATGTTGTCGCTCTCCCGAATGTAGAGATTCAGGACGCCAAAGCACGGACTCTTGCCGTCACCGCACTCAAAACCGTCGCGGATTAAGCAGTATGACGGGGCAAGTACGAACCTGATCTGTTGTTGTTCTCTCTGGCGGTATACGCCTATTTTTGCCTCGCTGTCTTCAAAGTAACCGCGGGAGTTAAAGAAGGCGTCGATTTCTTCGGGCGTCAGCATGATTATCCAAAAAGCAGCTCTGCCGCTTCGGCCTCCTCATGTTGTTCCGGCTTACGACTTGAGATAGCCGCCTTCTTAAACGCATCACCTGCCGGAGCCTGCGTGCCCTGTCGGCGTCCTCCGCTCGCTCCAAATTGGTTGCTTCTTCTGATCCAGTTTCGCCACGTCGCAGGCCAGTCGCGTTTTACTGCTCCCGCCCCTGCTTTCGCTCTCCAGTAATCAATGAAGCAGTCGAACTCAAAAGCTATCTGATCGGGGGATAAGTCAGGACGTACTTTACTCGCCTGCTCCCTGAGTTCATCAGTCAGCTCTGTGAATGTGATGCGGCTTCCTTTTTTGCCCTCGTGTGTGGCGCTCGCGCAAGCGTGCGCATCTTCTTTCTTTATTATCTTCTTTATTACTTCTTTATTAGGGGTAACGTCGTTACGGGTAGGGGGTAACGTCGTTACGGGTAAGGGGGTAACGTCGTTACCGGTAACCTCGTTACGGGTAACGTCGTTACCGGTAACCTCGTTACGGGTAACCTCGTTACCGGTAACCTCGTTACCGGTAACCTCGTTACGGGTAACGCCCAAAATAAAGGTAATTTCAGAAGGTTTTGCAGAGTGCTTTTTGAGAGTAATTACGCCCTTCTTTTCCAGCGCCTTTAATGTTTTCCTAACGCAAATCCGCGTCAGCCCTGTTTTACTGCACAGGGTTTTTTTCTCAGGGTCGTCGGACTCGACTGCTGGCGTACATTGCCCTGTCTTTGAATTACGAAAGGAGAGCGCGGCCAAGGCTACGCCCTTCTCGGTAAAGCTGAGGTCAGAGCGTGCCCATAGGGCGTCTCTCGTTGAGAAGTAGTCGAACTCCATACCGGCACCACTTTTAAGACTTTTCTGCCTCGGCAGTCAGCCCCGGCGCCACAAGCTCGCGACGCTTTGGCAGATACCCGGGCCGCAGTTCGTCCTGTGGGATGCCGGTCAGGTCTGAAACAGCCTGCAGGTATTTTTGGTCTACCTTGCCTTTTCGGCCCCAAACGTAAATAGCGCAGGGCTTCACATTTGTGTTGTAGCGCGTGTTCAGCGCCTTTGCGAAGGCCGTCCAGCCTCCGAAATACGCCGCAGCACGCTTGACGGCATTACGTTCATCACCGGGCTTTAATCTGAAAGTCCCCATTTTTTGTCTCCTCATTGTTAGTTTAGCCGGATGGCTATCTGACATTATACGCTAAAACCGAGTCGGTTTTACACTTATGGCTAATACGTGACCGCGATTCTAACGTAGGTTAATAACGGCGCCGCCTCTTATATATTCCCCGCCCCTGTAAATTCCTGCAGTGGGCCCAGCGGCTTCTTTAACCTAGGTTAGCCGTGGCGCTATGCTTTTGTGATGTTGCCCCTTGCTTTTTTCTGATCGTGCGGCTAAAATGCTGTCAATGGTTGAGGTTAATCCTCTGCCGACTTTAAGACTTGCCCACACGGGCCGTAAGGAGTGAAAAATGTCACAGACTCTTATCAACGTATCCGCCGCAAAAGCCGAAGCCCTCGGCGATTTCCTCGGCGCCATCAATGAGGCCGCCGCAAAAGAATCCTCGCAGTTCTACGAACAATTCGGTGGGTTCACACTCCCCGCGCTCGGGGTTGAGCAAAAGATTGAGCTAACGGCGGCTTGCTTCCGCCTGCTCCGGTCCGTCGTCACAGACGAAAAGGCGCGAGAAGACTTCCCGGCACTTGCGGCATGGGTCAATGAAGCGCTTTCCGAAAGGATTGACGATATTGTGTTGGCGCAGTTGCACGCTGCTCCCGAATACCCGGAGGCCGAATAATGAGATTCACGACATACAATCGTGCGGCTAGTAATGCCGCCTACGAAGCCGCTCAGGCCGCTTGGGACGGAATGAGTCCTGAAGAGTTCGACCCGTGCCCCCGCGATCCTGAGCAGTGGGAGCAGTGGTGTGCCAAGCTCTCCCAGTCGCTGGATGTAATCGCAGATTGGCCGGATTACGGAATCCAGCTTGAGAGCGTCACGCTCGACCAAATGGCCGCCGATCTTCTCGGCGCGGCCTACGAGGAGTTAAGCCACGACGCCCCGGCCGCCATTGCCACGTATTGCCCGCGTAATTCGCCGTTGTGGGCCGCCATCCAGCGCGTGTATGCGCTTGAGTATGTCGGCGTCCCTGCAGACGCCGTGGACGGCTACATAGCAACACATTAAAAAAAACGCTCGGGGAAGCGGCCTGCTAAACCCCGAGCGCGTCACTTAAGGACATAAAGAGGATAACATGACAACCGACAAAACCACAACCACGGCCCCGGCTGAGAACATCTATGCCGCCCTTGCGGCGGCTCAGGCTGAATTCAAGCCGGTCACAAAAAATTGTGTGAATCCGGCATTCAATTCGAAGTATGCCGACTTGCAAAGCATCCTTGACGCTACCCGCCCGGCGCTCAATCGTCACGGCTTATTTCTATTCCAGCGCGTCGCGTCGTCGAAAGACGGCGTAAGCGTTGAGACGTGCGTCTCTCACGCATCGGGTGAGACGCTCTCTAGCGGCGTTCTGTTTCTCCCTGTTGTTAGCCCTAAGAATCCGGCGCAGGGGTTCGGCAGTGCTGAGACATACGCCCGGCGCTATAGCCTGAGCGCTTTCCTCGGCGTTAGCGCCGATGAAGACGATGACGGCAACGGCGCAAAGGTAGACGAACAGACGCTGACGAATGAGCGTTTAGCGTCCGCGCTGGTGGACGTCGCCACAGAGGCCGCGCACCGCGGCACCACGGCATACAAGGACTTTTATGAACACTTAACGCCTACGGCCCGAAAAGCGCTTAAGGTCGCTGGCATTCATGACGAGTTGAAGTTTCTCGCGGGAAGCGTAGACGAGAAATCACAGGCGCCGCAGGCCATCGAGCAGGCCGCCCCCGCCGAAATTGAAACTTCAGAGGAGTAAAAAAAAATGGCTATTTATATGAATAAAGTCATGCTCATCGGCAACGTGGGCAAGAAACCGGAACTGAAAGAATCGAAGGCCGGTGCCGTGTGCCGCGTGAGCCTCGCGACCACGCGCCACTGGACGGACACGAACGGACAGAAGCAGTCGGAGACCGAATGGCATAACTGCACGGCGTTCGGTCGCGTGGCGGAAATCTTCGCCGAGTACCTTGACAAGGGCACGCAATTGATGGTCGAAGGCCGGTTACGCACGCGCGAATACACCGACGCTCAGGGCGTCAAACGTTATTCGACCGAGGTTCTTGTCGAGCGTCAGCAATTCGGAAGCCGCGGCGCCTCGGACGGTCAGACCCAGCGCCCGGCGCCGAAGCCTGCCAGCGCACCGGCGGCGAAGAAGCCCGCACCGGCGAACGCCGCTGGCATTGATGAGGATTGTCCGTTTTAAGGAGTGCTAGCCATGTTCGTCGACATGAAAAAAGACCCCGACGCGCCGAACGCCACGGCGCTTGACTTGCGCGAAGCCGTGCGCCAAGCGGCTGAGGCCGTCGAGGTCGACCCCGAGACGGGTGAGATTACGGGACTCGACAAGCTGCGGGAGGCCGAAGGGAAGGAAGCTGACAAGGTCGCGGCGCTTGCCCGTGTGGTGCGTGCCGTGCGCCGTGAGGCCGCCGCCGTCGCTGAGCACATTGAGGCCGAGAAAGCGATTTTGAAGCGACTGGAAACGAAGGCCGATAAGCTTTCTGACTTCCTTGCGCAGTTCATGTTGAGCGGCAAAATCAATCGAATTACGGACGTCGATATCGAGGTGAAGGCCCTCGCCGGACGGGAGTCTGTAGCCGTGCTGGATATTGAGGCCGTCCCCTCGGACTTTGTCAAAGTGAATGCGATTAAGTGCCCGCCAACTCTGTCCTACACGGATGCGCGGCGTCTCGCGAGGACGATGGGCGCGGGGGCCGAGGTCGTGCGCTCGGTGGACAAGATTGCCGTCATGAATGAATGGAAGCTAGGCAAGAACACAATCCCAGGCACCGTGATTTGCCGCACGCCGGGCCTCAAGATTTCTGCGTGAGGGGCGCCGTCAACTACCCCTGACTGAAGTCAGAGGCTTGGCAACAAGTCTTGGTTGACTAGCCTCAGTCCGTTTTCGGACGGACTCCGTTGGTTGGGAATCCGTTCCGTCGCAAGACGGGACGCAAACAGGCACCGCGGGATGTCGATCCTAGTCCCGCGCTCTGCGGTCTGCGGTTAAAAGCTCTGAGAGGTAGGAGCGGTGCTTCAGACAACAAACCCCTTCCAACATTGGCGAAGGATCACCACCGACCGCAAGGTCGAGCAGACGGAGCCCGTGAGGTATCCGTCAATGGAGAACACTTTGAAAGTTTATGACGATATAAACAAATTTTGGGAGTCGTCAAATGATTGACCTGAAGAGAACGAAAGAGATGATACGCGAGATGAAGTACGACCACTCTTTTTCTAAGGGCGAGGCTACACAGCTCTCTATCCTTGTTGATCGAGTGAAAGACGGCAGGGACGATTTGGCGATTATGCTCGCGCAGAGCCTCGCAACAGAAATCACGAAGAAGGGACTTGCCGTGCAGAAGTTCGTTGGCTTTTTGAAAGGTGCGAAGGAGGAAGCATGAGCCGAGCATTGAGGCGGCTGGCGAAGCGTGCAGAGCGCAAGCCCAGCCGCAAAAAACAATGTCACTACTCCGGCGATGCTTTGATAGAGCGCCGTGGTTACGGCGCACTGGCCCGCGTCATCCCGGTGACTGAAACAGAACAGCATAAATACTGTCTCGGTTTTTACGCGTTATTAGAGCGGTGCCGCTCCGGGGAGTCGGAGAAGGATGACGGGTGCTGGTCTGACCTGATGGGCGTTCTGATCACGGGCTTCATCTGCGCACGCGCGACGACTCAACCGGTTAACCTCTCGCGGCAGTTTCAGGCCGCCGGGGCGCTGCTGGATTCGGCCTATGTGCATTGGCAGAAAACGCATCAGATACTTGAGGCTAATTTTGACGTCGTGCATCAGGCGATTGATGACCTGTGCGATATCGTCATGCAACTGCGCAGGGATGAACTTATGCGCGTCAACGAAACGATGAGAAACGACACGATTGGCATCTATCGCGACTTCTTCAATGACCCGCGCGCGTTTACCGCAGAGGATAAGGCGCTTCAGGCGTGGTTGGCGCGTCAGTAGCAGGCAAAAGAAAAGCCGCGTTCAGCTGATTTTGCCTCAGCTATAGTATGGCTTGTCAATATAGCCGAGCAAATTATTTACGCAGACTAGGGTAACTGCTAATTTACGTACGTTACTAACTAGCCTAATATTCGAGTTACCAGAAACCAACAAAGCCCGCAGGGCTTCGGAGATACAAAATGAGAACCACCGCCAACATCATCGTTTCGACATTCACGAAATTCGCCCGTCGTGGGGAATACGCTCGCGGGGAGCACTACATTGAATGCATCGTAGACGAACAACTCTCACTCGAAAGCGGCGAACTAGTCGCCCACGGGAAGGCGCACCTTTGCACCGGCGAACTGCCGGATGACATCAGCTATGACTTTTACAAGTCGCTGACTGTCACAATCCAGTACTCGAAAGAAAAAGGGAAATGGGTTGCCACAACCGCGTGGGCAGAGGAATGGCTTGACGAGCTTAACCAGCCGATGCCGAAGGACGTTGAAGAAATCGTATGCGCGGCCTACGGGCTGGCGCTCGGAGAAGACAAGGCTATCGACGACTTCGCTCGTGAAGCGCAGGACGTGGCGGATAACATGGAGTTCGTACTCTACGTGAATGGCCTGACGGGGGCCGAAAAGCTCGCCTTCGTCAACGGCTGGTCGCTGGAGGGCGGCCCTGTTGATAATCTCGGAACCGAGTGGGCGAACTGCACCCCGTGGGCATTTCAAGACGCCATCTACGTATCGGCTTTCGAGCTTGACTTTCTGCCGAGAACGGCAGAGGAATGGGGGCGGGCGTACTGGCTTGAGAAGAAGTCTGAGATAGTGTACAAACGCGCGATGTGGTACAAAGGGGCGAGCGAGATTGAACGCGCCATGTGGCGCAAAGAACATCCCCTGATTGCTGAATCCGTCGAGAGGCTTTCTAATGACCTCTGAAAAAAGGAACCTTGGCGGGAGGCCGCGGCTTTACGAAGGCGGCTCCCGTAACGTCACGATCAGCCTCCCGGTCGAACTGGCGGCCCTTCTGAAGGAGCTGGGAGGCTCGCACTGGATACGCGACCGCCTGAGGGAAGTTCAGAAGGCGAGCGGAAAGAAAGAAGATCGGGTAAAATAAGCCCCGCGAAAACAGAGCGGTGGTTTTCTGAAAAGCCTCGTGGTGATCTCCAGACGCCACGGGGTTTTTCTTTTGTGCTTCACGGCTTCAGGGCTTTGCGGACGGCGTTTCTGTCTGCGCTGAGCCCTCCGACCATGCGGCCGCCTTCGCTAAGTAACTCCGCACCCTCAGCAAGTAAGCGTTTACATTCTGCGACTTGTCGCTCACAAGAGACGCAGGCACTACCGGCGCCGGTGGGCACTCCACTACTGCCGGCGCTTGCGGCACGGCGCAGGCGCTCAACATCGTCACGCATACCAGCAAGCTGAGAGCCAAGCGCGTCGATCTCAGCCTGCTTCTTGTCGACCGCGTCGGCGAGTTTCTTCGCATTGTCAGCCTCCCTTTTCGTCAGCTTCGCTTGATACTCCTGCGCGGCCTGCGCGTAATCGGCTTTAAGGCGCTCGATGTCCGCAGTGCGCAGTGCGTCAGCAAAGGCGTATCCGGCGCCGAAGATCAAAGCCGCGAGGACTGTGTACAAAAATTTGCTTGCAGACATTTGCACCTACGGCAGTTTTCCCGCCGCCTCACCTCAGCACCATCAATACCGCCAGGGGGAGCCACCCTCAAATTTGCTTGCGCTCATTTGCAGAAGTGACACGCCCGCAGCGCATCAGAAGAACAAATGACCCAGCCCGAGGCCGATAAGGAAGGTCACGACCGACACAGTCGCCCAAAAGAGGCGGCACTTCCGGCGCGTCTCTGTGTCCATTTTTGCCTTTTCGGCCTTGAGTTTTTCATAGGCGTCACGCGTGAGGTCTTCGGCCTTCACGCCGATTTTCTTAAGCCAATCTCGAAAGTCTTCGCTGTGCATAACGTACTCCTTGAAAAAAATAAAAACGTATTTGAGGATTTCCGCCTTGGTCATTTTTTGCAGTTGTCCCAACGCGCTTTGAAGCCCCGGGCGTCTACATGTACAAAGCTGTCATACAGCCCCACGCCGCCATCAGTGTTAAGGTCTAAACAGAGGTCTTGAAGTTCCGGGAGGTCTTCTTGATGCTCCGGCCGGATGTCGGCCGCGAGGCCCTGAACGTGGTAAGAGTTCTCCACGCCGCCCACGGCGCGATTATGCTCAGGCGAGCGGTAAGCGCTGTTGACGATGATCGGGCGGCCCCATGCCGTCCGGATTCGATTCAATAAAAAAAGCAGCTCCGATCTGACTTGTTGCTCTCCGAACGGCGAGCGCTGGCCGTCCTTGCTGGCGAGTTCCTTTGTGTCAAAGTATCCGATTTTCATTTTTGCCTTCCTTTGGTTTGTTGCCGATCTCATCAACAGTTTCGTCTAGCCGCGCATTGATCTGCTTGAGGGCCTTACGAATGATTGCAGGAATGCACCCGCCGAGATTCATCCGGTCAAGGTTCTCAATGATGCTCATGAACTCGGTGAAGCCGTAGGCCGCGATGACAATGCCCTGAAATACCGCGAGATAGTTCAGCGTGTAGGAAAACTGCACGTCAAGGCCGTGCGCAAAGCCCACGACAATAAACATCAGCCCCTTTTTCAAAAGCCCACGCGAGACTATCCGGCTCTCAAAGTCACGGTTAACGAACGCCGCCGCCATGCCGGTCACGATGTCAGCGGCGATAAAGATCGCGAGCCAAATAATGAGCGGCTTGGTATCGAGGCCGAAGAAAAACGAAAGGGCGCCGGTGAGGGCGCCCACTGCCGCGGCTACTATTTTCTCGGTGCCTTCCGGCAAAAAGTCAGACGTCATGCGCACCATCTCCGGCATAGATTACTTGTTTCGGCCCGAGCCCTTCATTGGGTGGAAATACACCCAGTGTTGCCCGTAAACGTAGCCCGGGACAGGCTCACCCCAAATCTTCCAACCGGCGCCAATGCGAACGCACTTCCAAACACCGCAAATCCGGTAGTGCTTTACGTAGTAAAACTGCCAACAAACCGGCTTGCCATCGCGGTAGACCTTCCACCGGCAGACGCCCGAAATACCGGATGTGTCGCCAATAGTCGGATCGCCTACGACTTCCTTCACGTCTCCGGCCTGATGGTGAAAGCCGAGCACGTCAATATTGAAGCCGTAGCCGCAGTTTCGCCACAGCCACGCTACCCGCCGAACGTATGTCGCAAGCGGGGCGGTTGATATGCCCCAGCGCGCTAGATGCCCGGCGTCGCCGTCAATAGGGTTGTCCGGCGTCTGCCACCACCAAAGCCACGAAGGTAACCAGCCGGCTTTGTCGGCAAAGAGCACGACGAGCGGCGTAAGCAAACGACCGAAAACGTCGAAGGCCAGCGAAGCCGGTAAAAAGCAAAGCCATCGCAAATACATGGCAACACCTATAAAAAAGCCCCTCATGGAGGGGCGTAGCAGTCAGGGTACAAAACGTACCCCAGCTGAAAACGTTGCTAACAAAAAAGGGACGTCAATCTTCGCCAATGACCTTATCGGGAACGTGGCCGCCCGGCTTCTTGTGGTTCAGGTCCTCAGGCTTATCAGGATCGGGCAGCTCAGGGGGGAGGCGGGTCAGGCTTCGATGGCTGACTACCCTCCCCATCTACAGTGTAGGCGTCGACT